TTAAACTTAAGGGGGGCATTAGCCCCCTTTTTGTTATAATAATTCCTGACAGATGTTTCACATGAAACACTGACAATCCCAAGACAGGAGAAATCACATGGGAACTACTACTTTTTCTGGCCCAATTAAGGCCGGAACGCTTAAAGATACTACCGGATCTACCGTTGGCACTGATGTGGCAAACGTGGGATCTGTTGTTATGGCTCAATCAGCCGTGCTAGATATTATTGGCGCGGACGCTTTAAATCAAGAGGTTGCTGTTGTTCCTGCAAACTCTCAAATTGTAGACGTTATCTTAAACGTTACGACAGTTAACAATGATTCCGGCACTGCTACTGTGGCAGTAGGAACTTCTGCTGACGGAGATGCATTTATATCTGCAACTAACGTTAAGGCGCTAGCCACTACTCACGGTACTCTTGATACGGAAGCTACGGACGTTGGTACGACAGACATTTATGTTTATGCTGACTTTGTTGCTGGCACTGAAGACGGTTCTACTGGAGCAGCTACAGCTACTGTCCTTTACATCCAAAACAATAACCTTTCTTAATTGTATAGGGAGCTTCGCTCCCTTTATTGGAGGACGCAATGGCTGATGCAGTAGCGACACAAACTATTCAAGATGACGGCAAGACCGCTATTTTTAGATTTACTAATGTTTCTGATGGAAATGGAGAATCAGCTGTCGTAAAGATAGATGCATCTGCTCTTTCACCAGACCCTATGACTAATGCTGCCTGCTCTTCCGTAACGATTCAGCAGATTTATTATGTGACTATCGGCATGGGCGTAAAGATACTTTTTGACGCAACTACCGATGTTCTTGCTTGGCAGCTTCAATCCGACTGGTCAGACACTTTAGACTTTACAGGATTTACAGGTATCCCTAATAATTCTGGATCAGGTAAGACTGGCGACATTTCGTTTACTACGGTAGGCGCAAGTAGTGGTGATGTTTATAACATTGTTATGCAGGTTAGTAAGAGTTACGGATAATGGCGGCTAAAAAGAAAGCGCCAGCCAAGAAAAAAGCTAAGTCTCGTGTTAATGAAGCGGGCAACTACACCAAGCCCGCTTTAAGAAAACGATTGTTTAATCAGATTAAATCTGGATCTAAAGGTGGATCAAGCGGTCAGTGGTCTGCTAGAAAAGCTCAGATGTTAGCAAAACGTTACAAGGATGCTGGCGGAGGTTATAAAGACTAATGGCTCTTAAGAAACCTCAGAAGTCCCTTAAAAAGTGGACAAAAGAAAAGTGGGGAACCAAGTCTGGCAAACCTTCTACTCAAGGTAAGAAAGCTACGGGTGAGCGTTATCTACCAAAGAAAGCTATAAAAGCTTTAACCGACAAAGAGTATGCAGCTACTTCTAGAAAGAAAAAGTCTGACAAAGAAAAAGGTAAGCAGCATTCACCACAGCCAAAAAGGATAGCAAGAAAAACTGCGGGGCATAGATAATGGCTACTAGAAAGCCAGCAAAAGGAAAGGCAAAGGTTAAGGTAACTTCGACTGGAAAGAAAGTTAGCTACGGACAAGCGGGTAAAGCAAAAGGCGGTGGCCCAAGAGTTAAGCCGGGAACAAGCAAAGGCGACAGCTATTGTGCAAGAAGTTTGGGCATTAAGAAAAGACTGCCTAAGAAAAAACAGAACGATCCAAATACACCAAACAATCTTTCTAGAAAACGATGGAAGTGTTCTGGGGCCAAGTCTAATCGAAAGTAATAAATTTGGAGAAAAGTAATGGGTTTAAAATTAACAGACATTTCGCCAGCTGCCTCTTTAATTAAAGGTGAGGGGCTTATGAACTACGCAGGTATCATCCCTGCGATGCTTACTGAAAAAAGAAAAAAGAACAAAAAAAAAGAAGCAGAAGCTATGGAATTAAAAGAAACAGAAAAGTTAAAATCTGAGCGTATGATTTCAGAAGCTTCTAAAATGAAAGCAGGCGGAAGAACAAGATCAAGGCCTATTGATGGCTGCGCTACCAGAGGAAAAACTAAGGGTCGTTTTGTTTAATGGCTACTAGTGGCACATTTTCTTTTAACTTAGATCTTGGCGAAGCTATCGAAGAAGCTTTTGAAAGAGCTGGGCTAGAGCTTCGTAGCGGGTATGATTACAAAACTGCTAGAAGAAGCATTGATCTGTTGATGCTTGAATGGCAAAACCGTGGCTTAAACTTGTGGACAGTTAACTTTGGAACGCAAGCTTTAACTGAAGGCACAAACTCTTATACATTAGATGGCAAGATATTTGATATTGTCGAAGGTTTTCTTAGAACAGATGCCGGAGATGTGCAAAGTCAGTTTGATCAAAGCATGTCTAGGATATCTATAAGCCAATATTCTCACCTATCTAATAAGCTTACTCAGTCTAAGCCGCTAGAGTATTACGTTCAAAGAACGCCGACAGGTGTTGTCATAAATCTCTGGCCTACTCCAGATGGTCAAGAGACGTACACTTTTGGCTACTATTATATGGAAAGAATAGAAGATGCTGGCAAGCCAGCAAGCAATAACATGGACATTCCTGCTAGATACTTGCCGTGCTTTGTTGCTGGTTTAGCTTATAACTTAGCTATAAAGTATCCAGAAGCAGCAGAAAGAGCGCCTTTGTTAAAAGGAGAATACCAAGAACAATGGGACTTGGCTTCTGATGCCGCTAGAGAAAAGGCTTCTCTTTTTGTTTCTCCGGGAGGTTATCAGTTTTGAGTTATGCTAGCGGAAAGTATGCTTTTGGTTATTGTGATCGAACCGGATTCAGGTATCCAAAAAAAGATTTGGTTCCGCAGATTGTTAATCAAAGACCTACAGGCTTGCTTGTAGGCAAAGATGTTCTAGATAAAGATCAGCCTCAGCTACAGCTAGGTAAGGTTAGATTAGATGATCCTCAAGCATTAAGAAACCCAAGGCCAGATCAATCTTTACAGGAAAGTAGGGAGTATTTTGCTTGGAATCCAGTTGGAGGTGGCGTATCAGCCTTAGGCAGCAGAACCATTGGGCTAGATATTGAAGGTCAAATAGGCAATGTAACGGTGGTGACGTAATGGCTTGGACGTTTACAACTCTTAAGCAGGCTATTCAGGACTATACTCAAAATAGCGAAACAACGTTTGTTAACAATTTGTCTGTAATTATTACGCAAGCAGAAGACAGGATTTTAAAATCTGTTCAGCTTCCAGACTTTAGAAAAAATTCTACGGGAACAACAACTTCTGGCAATGCTTACTTAGCAACGCCTTCTGATTTTTTAGCTCCGTACTCATTAGCTGTTGATAACAGTGGCTATGAGTTTTTGTTATTTAAAGACGTAAACTTTATTAGAGAGGCTTACCCAAGTTCTTCTACAGAAGGTGTTCCAAAATATTACGGGTTGTTTTCTGATGCTAATTTTATTATTGGCCCTACACCCCAAAGCAATTACAATGTAGAGCTTCATTACTTTTATAAGCCGGAGTCTATAACAGTTTCTTCTGATGGCACTAGTTGGCTAGGCACTAATGCAGAAAGCAGTTTGCTTTACGGATGTCTTGTTGAGTCATACACGTTTATGAAAGGAAACCCTGAGCTGATGCAAGTTTACAATACCAGATACATGGAAGCCTTAGAAAATCTTAAGGCGCTTGGAGAGGGTTATAGCACAACAGACAGCTATAGGTCTGGTTCTGTAAGGGCCGCTAGATAATGTTTGATATAACAGTAGGAAGCGTTGGCTCTGTTGAAGTGTTAACAACCAATAACAAGGGATTTCCCATTGAATATTGGGCTGACAGAGCAACAAGTACTATAATATCGGTAGGAGACAAGAGTCATCCACTTATCTCTGAGCAGGCTGAAGTTTTTAAAAGCCAAATAAAAGATGTTATTTCTTTCTACATGAAAGAAGCTGTTAATAGCAATAAGACAACAATGATTGCGGAACTTGAATCTAAAGAATATCCAGAAATAGCAGAAATAATAAGGAGCCTATAATGGCTATTACTCAAGCAATGTGTACTTCTTTTAAAAAAGAATTGCTAGAAGCAAAGCACAATTTTACAGCCGCAAGTAATGTTTTCAAGCTTGCTCTTTATACAAGCTCTGCAAGTCTTGCGGCCTCGACTACAGCTTATACTTCTAGCGGAGAGTCTAGTGGTACTGGCTATACAGCCAAGGGCGCTTACTTAACAAGCGTAACACCTACTAGTTCGGGCACGACTGGATTTACAGACTTTAGTGATCTTACATTTAGTTCGGCTTCGGTTACGGCAAGAGGTGCTTTGATTTTTAACGAGGCGGCTTCTGGCGACCCAAGCGTTTGTGTTTTAGATTTTGGCGCAGATAAAACATCTACTGCTGGTGATTTTACAATTACCTTTCCTACAGCAGATGCAAGTAACGCCATTATAAGAATTGCGTAGAATATTTAGTGGCTAATGTCACTGTTGCGTTTCAAGGTTGGAACAGTTCTAACCAAGGTTGGGGCGATGCTGGCTGGGGAGAAAGCGTTCCTCTTGCTCAAGGATCATCTGCACTTGGTACAGTTTCGGTTTCGGCAGATGCAAATGTTTCTGTTACAGGGTTGTCTGGAACATCTGCGCTTGGCACGGTTTCGGTTTCGGCAGATGCTCAAGTATCAGTTACAGGCGTAGCGGCATCTGGAGCTGTTGGTTCTGTATCCATTGCGGCAGATGCAAATGTTTCTGTCACAGGCGTTTCGGCTACTGGCTCAGTTGGTAGTGTTAGCGTTTCTGCGGATTCAGAAGTTTCTGTCACTGGTGTTGCGGCATCAGGGGGAATTAATAGTGTTACTGTTTCAGCAGATGCAAATATTTCTCCATCAGGCTTGGCTGTCAGCGGATCTATTGGTACGGTTTCAGTTTCTGCAGATGCGAACTGTAGTGTTACTGGGGTATCTTCGACGGGTTCCATTGGCAATGTTACTGTTATCATTGATGTTGATGTTTCGGTTACTGGAGTTTCTTGCCAAGGACAAGTCGGAACGGTACTTGTTTGGAGCAAAATAAATCCTAATCAAAACCCTAATTGGAACCCTATATCTGCAAGTCAAACACCAAACTGGAGTTCTATATCTGCAAG